CGTCGGGAACTGGCACTTCAATAACAGTTACTCCTACAGGGTTAGCTTCCTCTGTTACAGTAAGTTTAACTATTACCGCTGCCAATCTACCGGCCCCCGTAGTTATTACTAAAACAATGGGTATAGTTGAGCAAGGTATTCAAGGTCAAGTAGGGCAAAATGGCACGATGAGTGCGTTTCCTAGTATTTTTCAATGGACCAGCGGGGATCCACCAACAAGACCAACAACTACTAGTACATATACTTGGGCAACAGGTAATTACACAGAGCCAAGTGGTTGGAAGACAGAAGCACCAAGTAATACTAATGCTGGATGGGTATTGTGGCAAATAACAGTACCGTTAACTGTAGAAGCTACTACTACACAAAGTAACTTAAATTGGGCAGATACTAATTTTCCAATAAGATCTATTACTGTTAATGGTACCGCAGGTAGTAGTGGCAGCGACGGTACAAACGGTAGTGCTAGCTACTTGATTAATCGGGGTGCCGGCACCAGTAGCACTCAGCCAACTGGTTCTGAAGTACTAACTGCAACCGGGTTTCGTTATGCCCAATTGGGGGATATTGCCACAATTAGTTATAACAATGGCAATAATAGTGTAGCTTATCGTGCTACAAGCACTGGATTTTTTGCAACCTGGGCACTCCAAACCACGTATATTACTGGCTCACTAATAGTTGAAAATAGTATTAGTGGAGCAAAAATTACAACCGGCACTTTAACAGCAGATAAAATAACTAGTGGTACGGCAACTGTTGGCAGTATTGGTCAGTTTGGTCTTGGTGGCACAGATAGGTTAAACGGGTTTACTGGTGTAGGCAGATTTAAACGTACTAGTTTAGTATCTCCAGACACCAGCGGTTTTACAACTATTACTTTTAACGAAGTAGCTTCGGATGTGGCCGGAGCTGTTGCTGGAGTGCACATAGGCCCTGGATGGGGTATGATCGCGTATAATGCTGCAAATACCAACTATAACTCTTTTGCTACCACTACTGCAATGGCATCAAAAGACGTACCATTCTTAGCCAAAACTAATCGCTCTATTGGTACTGTAGGTAATTTAGCGTTTACTCAGCGTAACTCTTTTACGGTAACTGCAAATACCAGTACTGCCGCTTATTTTGGACAAACGGCAGCAAACCGTATATCAGAAGCTTTTATAGGTTCCGGGCCTGAAATTGGCGGAGGCCCACACGCAGGATACTTTCTGTTATTTGACAATAATGGTGGAGGTACACCTAAGCAAGTATATTTAGCTCAAGGAATATACTCTGTTAATGCACCAGTAAGTGGCGGAAAAGTTTATGTGGGTGATGGGGTGCTTCCGTTTACTGGAGTACACGACGGACTTATTTCCGATGATAACTTGCCAGAAATAGGAGATATACTAGTAGACCACAAAGTGTTGCAGCAACTAGATATTTCTAATTCTATTGTTGAGTATAAGATATCGTCCGGTGCAAAACAGCGTGGAGTTGTTGGGGTTTGTTCAGAAATTCATGACACTCCACCAAGTGACTGGAGCACAGAGTCAACTGTAATACCTGCAACAAGAGATATTACTCGTGAAATTGAGCCAAATGCAGAAGTGCTGCCAGATACTATTATTGAAGCATCCAGTGGATATACTATACCTGCTGGATACAAAGTAATATTTGTTAATGCACTAGGGGAGGGTGCACTAAATGTTTGCGGTGAAAATGGAAACATTGAACTAGGAGATTTAATTGTTAGCAGTAGTATGCCTGGCAAAGGTATGCGTCAAGATGATGATATAGTTCGTAGTTACACAGTTGCAAAAGCTCGTGAAAGTGTGGTGTTCGACTCACCAGGTCAAATAAAAAGAATTGCCTGCATATACTTATGCGGCTAATAAAAAATACCCTGCTCATTAAAATGGGCAGGGTATTTTTTTGCATTGACAAGAAGTACCCATTGTGCTATAATATACCAAAATGTCTGTGGTTACTTAATTTTACGTTAAAATAGGAAATATCCTAAATCGCAATCAGTTAAACAAACTTAGTGGCTGTAGTAATTGTAGCCAGCATAAATAAGGAGAACTAACTTATGTTAGAATCTAATTTTGAGCAAAGCCTACAAGCTATCAGCCTAGTTGCATTAGCAGTAATGGGTGTTTTTATAGGTGCGCAAAAAATCTTGAAAAATTGGCGGTCAACAGAAGCTGAAACTTCAATTATAACTCTTATGCACGCAGAGTTGGAGCGTATGAGTGAGCAGAATACTAAGCTTAGCGTAGAGCTAGGCAGGTTACATTCAGAAATAATTGCTTTAAATACTGAACTACAAAAATTAACTGTAGAAAATCAGAACTTACGTACTGAAGTATGTGCTCTTACGCAAGAGGTAAGTAATTTTAAGCAAGCAGCCACACAGAAAGGCAGAGTGTATGCAACCAGCAAAAATTAATTATAAAATATATCAAGGCAGCACGTTTCAGGAAGTTTATCGTTGGGAATCTCAAACAAAAGTTTACGTGCCAATTCAAACTATCACAAAAAGTGCTCCTTGCGTTATAACAACTGCGCAAGCACACAACCTGCCTGTGGGCTGGAGATTTCGTGTTGTTGGTGCCGGTGGAATGAAAGAACTCAACTCAGTTGGTGAACAGTTTCAAGTTGCCACTGATACAACCAGTGATACAATTACCATAAACCAAGTAAACAGTCTAGGCTACACAGCCTTTACATCAGGCGGAGTTGTAGAGTACGGTGAGCCAGTTGACTTGGCCAACTACAGTGCTCGTATGCAAATTCGTGAAACTGTAGACAGCCCGGTAGTTATCTACGAAGCCAGCTCACAAACTGGACAGATCGTCTTAGACAATCAATCAAAAACAATTACAATTACCATACTGGCTGACGTAACCAGTCAGTTTAATTTTACAACTGCAGTATACTCTCTTGAACTATTCAACGGTAATAATGTGGTGCCATTTTTAGTAGGTAACCTAACACTAGTGCCAGAGGTTACAAGATGACAGATGTAATTGTAGTCGAGTCAAATAAAAGTACAGTTGTACAAACACAACAAGTAAATAACCTGGTTGTAGAGGACAAAAAGGCTACGGTTATTGTAACTGGCATGATGCCTCCGCCAGTGGCAAGTTCTATTACTAATTCAGTTGATATAGACTTGCAACAATTACAAGACGGCGGAGTACTAGTTTACAACAGTACAACACAAAAGTGGACAGCCACTAACCTACTAGACCGACAAATTATCGAGTCTGGTCAGTTTTAAAAGGAATACTCATGAGTTCTTTAGTAAGAATTAAACGCAGTGAGTTAAGCGGTAACCCAGGCGTATTAGCCGCTGGTGAGTTAGCTTATAGTGCACTGCCCGACAATGGTTCAAATGGTGGAGATCGCTTATATATTGGTATGGGCGTAGAAACTGCAGGCAATGCAGTTAACCACATTATTATTGGTGGTAAGCGATATACTGACTTAGTAGACGCAGCCACAAACCTGAATACAATCAGCACTTTAGTTCGTCGTGATTCAAACGGTGACTTTGTTGCTCGTAACATCACAGCAGATTTGCTTGGTAATGCAGCAACTGCAACCAAGTGGCTAAATGCTCGTACCCTAAGCCTAACCGGCGACGCAACCGCACAACTAGTTGGCGTAGACGGGTCACAAAACGTAAACGCAGCTATTACACTGGCGGATACTGCGGTAACAGCCGGCAATTACGGCAGTGCAACAAGTATTCCTACATTCACAGTTGATTCAAAAGGCCGTTTAACAGCCGCAGGCACTGTGAGTGTTGCAACCAACTTGTCAATTGCAGGTACAACAGGAACTGACACAGTTAGTCTATTAACAGACACACTAACTATTGCTGGTGGTGTAGGCGTTACCACAGCAGTTACTGACAACACCGTAACCATTAACCTTGGTCAAGCTGTTAACCCAACATCGGATGTTGTGTTTAACGATGCTACCATTAACGGCACATTATACTCAAACGACATTACTGCTGCCAACATTAACATTGATGGTAACGCCAGCATAACAGGTAACTTAACCGTATTGGGAACTGTTACCACAGTTAATTCAACCACAGTTGCTATTGGCGACAAGAACATTGAACTAGCCAAAGACGCTACGTCGGCAGCAATGGCAGACGGCGGTGGTTTAACCATTCGTGGACCGGAAGTACCAGCTACACTGCTATACAACAGCGGTACAGATGGTTGGGCGTTAAACAAAGACTTAACAGTTGCTAATGTATACGCTGAATTAGTTGGCAACGCAGCAACAGCAACCAAGTGGCAAACTGCTCGTGATTTAAGTTTAACAGGCGATGCAACAGCTACCTTAACCGCAGTTGACGGTTCAGCAGCGATTTCAGCAGCAATCACACTGGCCACAGTAAATGCCACAGTGGGAACTTTTGGTGATGAAGTAACTGTGCCAACGCTAACAGTTAATGCCAAGGGTTTAGTAACAAGCATCTTGCAAACTGTTATTCCAACCGCTACTAACTTAATCAAAGGTTTAGCACGTTTTGATAGCACACAGTTTTCAGTTACTGGTGGACTAGCAAGTATTGTTCAGGTTGATGGCGGCACTTACTAAGGCAATCTATGACTACGGTAATTAAATTTAAACGTAGCTCAGAACCTGGAAAGATTCCGCAGCCTGAAGACTTAGACTTTGGCGAAGTAGCAATAAATGACTTTGATGGTACCATGTATTATAAAAAATCCAATGGTACCATCAGCAGCTTTAGTGCAGGCGGCGGACAAGACGCGTTAATTGAGCAAATAGCGAACGAAAAAGCTATTATAATGGCTATTGCATTGGGGTAAAATATGGCAACAGTATTCGTAAATGCGATTTCACGTGCCGTGGGAACTACACCAGTGGTTAGTTTTACAGCACCAGAAAAGTGCATTGTAATTGGAGGCAGTATCTCAAATTTATTGACAACAACTGTTCCTTTTACACTAATAATTCGTAGAGCGTCTGAGGACACCTATATACAAAAAGACAAACGCATAGAAGCAGGTGAGCCTTTCGAACTATCCAAAGGCAACAAACTGGTACTAGCACCCGGAGACAGTTTAGTGGTTTCCGCAAAGGTAAACTCCAGCATTGATGCTGTGTTCTCCATACTACAAGGAGTTGCATAATGGGTGGATTTTATACAGGCACAGACCTAGCTGACAAAGTATTTTATGGATTCCGAATGAATCCTGATAACGGCGGCTTAGACGTAGAGGTACTAGACGGTGACACCCCCGTGTCTTTGCCTCAAGAAACAATAATTGACAAGTATGACTATAAGCAGTGGTTTTGGTCTAAAGATACAGTTCAATTTGAATGGGGTAACAACGGACACTTACTTATGAGGCTAATATAATATGAGTCAACTAATTGATCTAGGAAAGTTACGCTTTCACTTTGCAGGTGAGTGGGCTAATTCAACTGTTTACGAATCAAACGATATCGTTAAATATGGTGGTAATGTGTATGTTTACACTTACGCACTAAAAACATCCGGTAACTTACCAACTAATACAGCTTACTGGGCCTTGATGATTGAAGGCTTTAAGTTCAAGGGCGTGTTTGATACTGCTGTACAGTATAAAGTTGGCGATGGTGTTGCACACGGTGGTAAAATTTATGTTGCTGTTTTAGACTCAACAAATCAAACTCCGCCCAACACAACATACTGGTCACAATTTGCAGATGGTATTCAGTACGAAGGTACATACTCACCAACTGGTGTTTATCAGAAAAACGACGTTGTTGTGTATGGTGGTAGTGTGTACATTGCCAAGCAAGACACAACTGCAAATGACCCTACTATTGTAGCATACTGGGATAAGTTTGTAGAAGGTATCAGCGCACGCGGAGTATACAACGCCGGCACTGCATATGTTCCAGGCGACTTGGTGGCTTATGGCCCAAACATTTACCGCGCAAAAACAAATACAACTGGTAATATTCCTACTACAATAACTAATTGGGAACTACTAGTAAGCGGCAGTAAATATCAAGGTGTGTTTAACGGCAGTACAACTTACTACTTAAATGATGTAGTAACTTATGGTTCAAACACATATCGTAGCCGTCAAGAACAGTCTGTTACCCTGCCTACTAATGCAGCAACCTGGGAATTACTAACCGAAGGTTTCGCACACAAGGGCAACTGGACAAGTTCTACAGCATATAAAGTTGGTGAAGTAGTTACTTATGGTGGTAGCTTATTTCAAGCACTAAGCGATAATCAAAATACAAATCCAACGGTTACCCAAACTTGGAACAAAATTGTTTATGGTTTTAAAAATCGCGGAGCTTGGGCAACTGCAACACAATACGAAATTGATGATGTAGTTGTTTGGGGCGGTAACAGCTATATTGTTCTAGTTCCACACGCTTCTACCGTTTTTGAAACTGACTTAGCTGGGGCTAAGTGGCAAAAGTTCAACAGTGGTGTTCGTTGGAAAGGTGCTTGGGCCACAGGCACTAACTACCTAAAAGACGATATCGTCAAAGATGCTGTGGGCAGCGCATACATTGCTAAAACTGAGCATACTGCCGGCACGGACTTTGTAGCAGACAAAAATGCTGATCGTTGGGAAGTATTTGTGGTTGGTGGTGCAGATGTACTGCCTGCAATTCAACTTGGTGATTCTGGACAAAGCTTAACAGTTAGTGGCGATGGTGCTACAGTTGACTGGATCGGTGCTACACAAAGCGAAAAAACTTTTTGGGTTGCACCACACGGTGTAGACGGACCAGAGTATGGTAAAAACTTAGCAGCTCCTTTTGCGTCAATTAAGTATGCCACACAGCAGTGTGGACCTAATGCAACAATTTTTGTTAAAACTGGCACTTATAGCGAACAGCTTCCAATTACCATTCCAAGCAACACAGCAATTGTTGGCGATAATCAGCGTACAGTTACTATACAGCCAACCACTGGTTTAAGTGATGATGGTATTACGCCAAATGCCGAATCCACAATGTTTTTGATGAGCGATGGAGCTATCTTAAACAAGATGACTTTTAAGGGTATGACAGGTTGGGTACCTGGTAGTGTTGCAAACGACGTAACTACAAGTACTATTAAAGGTGTTGTAGCTCGCTTAAACCCTGATAGCCCTGTAACCCACAAGTCGCCGTATATCTTAGAGTGTTCGGCTATTGGTAGTGGCTTAATTGGTGCGCTAATTGACGGCAGTGTGCATACCACCGGCGCCAAAACAATGATTTTCCATGGCTATACAGTTATTAGTGATAACGGTATTGGCTACTGGGTTAAAGATGGCGGTAAGTCCGAGATTGTTAGCTGCTTTACATACTACTGCCATTTTGGTTATACTGCAAGTGGTGGCGGTTTTATTCGCGCACTAAACGGTAACAACAGTTATGGCACCTGGGGAGCTACTAGTCGCGGTTTTGATGTAAATGAGACCCCTGTTACTGGTGCTATTTATGGACAGCAATTAAGCTTCTTATATCAAGGCGGTAATATTAACGTAGGCGATACTGTTACAAGTAGCGCAGGTGCTACTGGTATTGTTACTAACGTACAGACTACTGCCAACAAAGTTTATATACGAAATGCTACCGGTACCTGGACTCTGGGAGATACCTTAGAGTTTACTGGTGGTGGTGTAGGCACAGTAAGTGCCGGAGCACTAGAAAACCAAAAAGGTTTTATACTAGTACTTAATAATCTAACTGCTGCACCAATTCCAGGTCAAAGTATTAGTATTGCTGGCGACACGTTTGCATATGTAATACAAAGCATTCAAGGCAGCTGGACCAATGCTAGTAGCATTATTGCTGTTGTGCTTGCACAAGAAAAACCAACTGGAACTGCAGATGGTACAGCTATCACACTGCGCAGCAAATATTCGCAGATTCGTTTAACTGGTCACGACTTCTTGTCAATTGGCACAGGCGGTGTTTCAACCACTAACTACCCAGGTGAACCAACTCAACCGGCTGCACAAGGCAACGAAGTTGACGAAGCTTATCCAGGCCGTGTTTACTATGTTAGCACAGACCAAAACGGTAACTTCCGTGTTGGCGAGTATTTCCGTATTGACCAAGCAACTGGACGTGCAACGCTAAACGCTAATGCGTTTGACTTGGCAGGTCTAACAAGCTTAAAACTTGGATCAATTGGTGCGCAGCTTGGCGAAACTATCAATGAGTTTTCCAGCGATGCTACACTAAGTGGCAACTCCAATACAGCGGTTCCCACAGAATACGCCGTAAAAGAGTATGTAGATAATACCAAGCAAGATGTTTTAGACTATGTTGACACAGGCTTAGCTCAAGCAAATAGTTTACCTCTAATTAGTAGTATTGATACTACTAAAGCACTAATTGCGGGTCGTATGACTTTTAGCATGGACACCCTAACTATCACAGGCGAATCTGTTTATACAATTCAAAACGGCGCCTATCACTTTGTACT